ACGCCAGGTCGTCGAGCTTCACCGCGAACTGTTGCGGCGTCGACGTCACGCGTCGACAGTCGCCCGCTCGGACAGGATCGTCGCGGCGGGACCGATGACCGGCTTGCCTTGCGCCGGCAGGGTGACGGTCGCCAAGAGCGGGGTGCCGAACTGACCCCCGTAGGAACCGGGCACCAGCCGCACCGTCCCGGACGCGACGGGCATGGCAATGTCGCCGTTGTCGAGCGACACGGAGAAATCGACCTCGAGGGTGTCATTGTCGAACAGGTACTGCGACAGCGACTCGGTCGCCGCCGACCAGTCCTGTAGCCATTCGAGGTCCAACGTGAACCCCGTCGCCGCCGGCACCTGCGTCTCCGGTTGGCACCCGGTGGCCGGCACGGTCTGGAGATTCGGGGTGGCGACCAGCTCGGCTTTGGTCGCCTGGCAGGTGTAGTCAACCCCGGTGGCGACGTCACCGAACTGCACGGTGGCGTCGGTGACAACGATGACGGTGGCGGTTGCGGGCATTGATGCTCCTTTTCAGCAGAGAACGTGGTCGGTCATCCATGACACGGTGGCGGTGGGCCGGGTGGTGCCGGCAATGTCGCGCTCGGCGCGTTGCCATCCCTCGAAACGGGCGTTGGCGACGCCGGCGACGTTGGCGATCACAACCCCGATGAGGTCGTCGATGAGGTCGGTGGTGTCGGTGGCCGTGAGCGTCTCGGTGGCGATCACCACATCCCACCCGGCCACGAGCACCCGGGCCGCTACCCCCTGGGTGCCGGCGGTCTGATCGACCCACACCGCCGGGAGGTCGACGGCGTCGGGTTCGTGGGCGTACACGGAGACGTCGGGGATGGCCACGAGCGCGTCGTACAGGTCGGCGCGCACCGACGCCAGCTCCGGCGTCATGGTCACCCGAAGCCGCCGGCCAGATCGACGCCGGCCGCGACGATGACGGCGTCGATCGACGCGAAGAAATCGGCGGGCAGCCGGGCGTACAGGTCGCCGGCTTGGAACACCCCGGCCGGGGTTTTCGGCCGCCGGTACAAGTCCACGGCGCAACCCAACGCGGCGGTGGCCAGCAGCGGGTCACCGTCGAAGGCGACCGGCTGGCCCGGTTGCATCCGATGCTTGATTGCTTTGTTGGCGGCGTCGACGGCGCGTTGGCCGGCGACCGGATCGGTGAGCACCGACGCGCCGAGCGCGCCGGCCAGGTCGTCGATCGTCACCCACACGATCAGGTCGTCGGGATCGGTGCTCATCGGCCCCGCCTCGAGCGGGGTGGCGGGGTCGGCTCATCGGCCGTAGCGGTGCCGGATGGTTCGCTACGACCGGCTAAGGGGTGGCGTCACTCAGCTTGACGATCCCGGCGGGCAGCGTGGCGACACCGGTCCCCATGCCCCACACGGCGATGTTCTGGCCGAGCTTTTCGACGTCCTCGGCGGTGACGGTAAACGGGCCGTCGCCGTACCAGCCGGCCGCCTCCGAGTTGGTCACCAGGATCGTCAGCGGTGGTAGGTACGGACCTTCGGTCACCTCGAGCCCGGATACGTTGATACGCAGGCTTGACGCCTGGGCGGTGCCCCGGGTGTTGCTGGTGCCGTAGGCGGCGGGCCACAGACCGGGCAGGCCGCCGAGCGCGGCGAACTGATCCGACGATGCGAGCACGGTGTCGGCGGGTAGGCCGGTGATGTTGCGGACCACACCCGACGCCGCGAATAGGGCGGCGGCCAACAGGTCGGGGGTCGTGGCGGCGGTGAAATCGAACGGCACCGTGCCGGTGGCCCGGGCCAACAGGAACGCCTCGAACGCGGCTTCGGTGGCGGCCGAGTAGGCGGCGGCCATGATCCGTAGGTACGCCTCACGGTACGACGGGGAGCTGCGCCGGATGAGCTGGTAGGACACGTCGGACCCGCCGGCGTACGTCTCGATTGCCTCGGTGCCGCGCAGCAGCGACACCTTGACCGATGTGATCGCCGTCTTTTGCGTCGCCTGGACACCGACGAGGGCCTGGAGGTCGCCGTCGAAGTACGGATAGTTGACGTCCATACCGTCAGCCGGGAGGGCCCGCTGGCCGCCGAGCGCGGTGACCGCGGGGCGGCCCCGATCGACGATGCCGTACACGGTGGAGAGCCACCCGGGCGGGATGACCCCGGGGTTGTCGATCGTCATCTGATCGGCCAGCACCCGGTACAGCACCCGGTTGTCAAACGCGGCCTCGTAGAAATCGGCGAATGACCGGTACCGCGCCAGCGGGTGCGCCTCGACGGCGACGCCGCGGGTGCGGACTTCTTCGCCCAGCACGAGCAGCTCGCGGCGCAACGCGTCGACGTCGTCGCCGACGGGCACCACATTGACGGTCGGGGCGGGCAGGTTGTCGCCGTCCGGCGGTGAGTCGGCGGTGAGGGTGGCGGGTGCGGGCATGTCGGTCCTTTCGCGGACGGTGAGGATGGGTGCGTCGTGGGCGGGATGAAACGCGAACGCCACCCCGTACAGGGTGGACCGGGTGCGGGTCACGCTCGAGCGGTCGGCGGACCACACTTCGCCGTCGGTGCCGGGGGCGAACTCCATCGACACGGCGTCGATGGTGTGGGCGTCGATCAACGCCATGACGTCGCGGGCCGCCGCGGTGTCGGCGATCACGAGGTCGCCGTACAGGCCGTCGGGCTCGTCGCGGGTGGCGGCCAGGTGGCCGATCAGGGCGCCGTCGTGGGCGTCGCGGACGTGCATCCGCTCGAGCGGGGTGATCGACTCCGGGGCGTGCGTCTCGGTGTAACGGTGGGCCCGGCCGGCGATCACGTCGACGACGGGGCGCGGGTCGTTGTAGGAGACCAGGCGGGCGGTGATGGTGCGGGTGGCCGGGTCGGTGGCGACGATCGGGGCGTCGCGGTGCAACAGGTCGTGCATCAGACTCCTTCGACGTTCGGCGCCACCGGCTCGAGCACCGGGCCCGCCTCGAGGGCGGGGAGGCCGAGCTGGGAGACACGCATCTCATCCACCGACGCCAGCCCGGCGGCGACGGCGGCCGCCGCGGTGGTCACCCGGGTCGACCAGTCGGTGCGCAACAGGTTCGACGTGTCGAACACGGCGGCCTGGCCGCGCGGCAACAGGTCGGTGAACGCCGCCTCGAGCCGGTCCAGGTAGGTCGGGTACAGGTTCAACGTCAACCACCGGCGCATCTCGTCGATCGTCGTGGAATACGTCAACGCCTGGTTCGAGGCGACGTTCACGATCGACGGCGGCACGTTCAACGCCCGGGCAATCGACGCGTCAAGGTAGTTGAGCCCGTCGATCAGCAACGCCTCCGCCGCCGACGGCTGGGTGAACGTCGTCAACCCGTACCCGCCCGACAGCAGAGCCGGGCGGCGGGTACGGCGCGCCGCAAGCCACCGGTTGACCATGTTCTCAGCCTGGGTGTCGTCGAGCTTCTGCGGATGGGTCAGCGCGTAGGGCGGGGTGCCCCCGTCCCGCCAATACGACGCCGCCCACTCGTAGGCGGTGGCCAGGTCGTCGATCACGGTGCCGATCAGGTCCAGCGGGGACTGGCCGAGCGGGCCCGGATCGGAGATGAGCGGGACGTGCAGCACCTGGGAGGTGCGCAACGGCCGGTCGTGGTACGTGTACCCGACGATCGTTTCCTGCCAGGTGTCGAGGTGCACCACGATCCGGGCCGGGTCCAAGACCTTGACGGCGATGGGCCAGCCGTCGGAACCGACCTGCCAGCGACGAACGAACGCGTTGCCCGACGCCGTCAGCGAGTTGACGATCTTCTCGATGGTGACCCGGTACGGCTCGGCGGGGTCGGGGCGGCGCAGCACCGCCGGCTGCGGATCGATCCGCTCGACCCCGCGCAGGGCGACCAACGGCAGCATGGCCGACACGTCGGCGACCAGGGACCGGATACCGACCACCGCCGGCATCGTGCGCGGATCGTAGGAACGCACCCGGGCCGCCAACGCGGCGGCAATCTGCGCGTCGATCGGCGAACCGTCCGGCACGTCCCGGGTACGCAGGAACGCCGGCAGCCGCACGGCCGCCACGGTGACGTAACACCCCGATCGCCGCAACGCCGGGTATCACCACACCACCCGGGGCCGTTTCGTCGCTCCTGGGCCCCCTACAGCGGCTGTGTTCGGTGTTAGAAGATGGCGCCGGCCCCCGGCGACCGGACGATCACGCCGTACACCGCCATCGTCGCCGCTACCAGCGGGGTGATATCGACGTCGGAACGCAACCGCGACCAGGCCCAGGCGTCACCGAACCAGCGGCGGGCGGCGCCAGCCAACGCGTCGTCGAGCGGCGCCTGGGCGTGGTGGATCACGCGGCCGTCGTGGACGGCGTCGACGAACACCGAACAGGCCCGGGCCAGGTCCGACGCCGACACCAGATCAACGGGGACACCGCGGGCGGCGAGAGCGGCGCCGGTGGCAGCCCCGCCGAGACTGTCGCCGAGCACCATGACCGGGCCGGCGTCGTCGATGCGCCCGGCGACCCAGCCGACCTGGGGCCGATGGTCGAGCAAGGTGACCAGGATGCGGCCGTCAGCGCCGGCGGCGGCGGCGGCCACCGCCGCGCTCGAGCGGTCCGGGGCGACGTCGAAGCCGACCACGACCGGCCCGTCCAGCTCGGCGGCGGTGTCGACGGCGGCCGACCAGGCGGCGGCGTCGATCACGCCGGACGTCGCGAGCGAGCTGGGCCGGACCCACCGGTTCAGGTAGGCCCGCTCAAAATCGCCGTCGCGGCGCCGTTCGCCGAGGAAGGCGACGTCGATCGTGTGGCCGATGGCGGGATGGGCCCGGGCCCACACGGCGGGGTCGTCGGCGTCGTCGTCGGGGCCGGCGCCCCAGTCGAATAGGGCGACACCGGCCCGGCCGCCGCCGGCGACGTGTTCCTCGGCGCGGGCCAGGTGCCGGTCCCACCATGTCGAATCGACGGTGCCGCCGGCCGACACGATCCACAGTTGCGGATACGGGCGGGTCGCCATCGCCGGGGTGACGCCACCCTCGACGGCGTCACCCCGGGCGATCGTGAACGCCCACGCCTCATCCACGGTGGCCATGTCGACGTCCTGGCCGTGCACCGCCGACTCGGTCGGGGCGAATATCGACAGCATCCCCCCGGAATGGCGATCGGTGAACGACTGCGACCCGTTCGACAGGCGCAGCTTGTACGCGGATGCCAGCACCGAGCGGGCCACGAGCGGGGCCCAGCCGTCACGGAACGTCGTCGACGCGTCGGTGCCGGTCTGCGCGGTGTACCAGGCCCTGGCCAGCTCGAGCAGCTCGATCCGCTGCAGCGACGTGGCCAGCGTCAGGATCGACTTGCCGGCCCGGCGCGGCACCGACACCACGACGACGCCGTAAGCGAGACGGCCGGTGGCCGCGTCGACCTCACCGGACACGTCAGCGACCAGGCGTTGCCACGGCATGAACGGGCGGCGCAGCGCGGCCGCCAACGCCGCCACCTTCGGGCCGTAGGTCGGACGCTCAGGGGTCCGCGGGGTCGCCGTGCGGGGTGCGCAGCGAGGCAAGGAAAGCGGCGACGTCGTCGGCGATCGGCGCATCCGGGCCTTTCAGCAGTCGGTGGGCGTCCAACAGGCGCCCTACCAGCACGCCGGCGGTGAACCGCGACCCGTTCGGATCGACGTTCTCATCTTCGGCGAGCCGGGCGAGATCGCGGCAGGCGGCCACGACGGTGTGATCGGCGGCGTCGAGACGATCGGTGCGGCGCAGCTCGCGCAGGTCGTTTTCGACGGCGCGTACAAGGCGGCGGGGTCTGGCCCCCGACGGTCCGAGCGGCAACATGGTCTGTTCCCGGGGGTTGCGGCGGCGCCCGGTCACCATCCGCTCATATCCGTGTTACGAACGGACGTTCGGGGGGTCAGGGGAGAGAGATGAC